GACCTGGAGAAACAACGTAATCGTAAACCTATACTCATTAGCAAGAAATTGCTTCATGATTATTCGTTTGATACTTCTCCCGTTAACATAGTTCATCCCGGAAACGGGACAATTATGAATGGTAGAAGTTTCCAGGGGCTTATTTCTAAGCTCCCGACGACTAGGTTCGTTTTAGTGGTCAAGCCGAACGTAAAGTATAATACACAGCTGTTTTCAGCTCTGGATCATGCAATGCGTCGGTTCGCGTCTTCGCCTGCTACTCTCGCTTGGGAGAAAGTTCCTTTCTCTTTTGTTGTTGATTGGCTAGTCGATGTTCGCGGTGTGCTTAGTAAGGTTGATAAAGCAATAGGGTTTACACCTTATGAGATTATTAGCTTTACTAAATCACATAGCTACGCCCTGGAGACACAACAGTTTTGGCATCTTCAAGATGCCACTACTGCTGAAGTTCTCCATGACGAACGTGCTGTCACTCGGAGATATAAGCACTACGAAAGGTCCTTGGTTTCTGAATCGGCTTCGCCAATTTGGAAACCACGTGTAGGAAAATCGCAGCTCGGCATTGCTGCCGCGTTGCTTATTCAAGCCTTAACCAGGCTTTGAGTACTGCACGATCCTCTTTGGATATTCTCCAAAGAAAATTCAGCAACTAACATAAACATGGACTCAGATCTGACATTCAACTCGGTTGTTTTCGCGAAAAGCTTCGATAACGAAGCTAAATCGCTCAGACAATCTACTGCTCGGGGAATCAATATTCCCGATCAAATGACGGTCGCTTCCCAACCGTATGTGGATTCAGTTACGAAAGTAGCTGGCACCCGCTTTACGATTCGGTTCGATCGTCATGACCTTGAGGCGGTTACGTCAGAGAAGTATATCTCCTCTGCGTATCTGGTTATTGCTGTCCCTGAATTGGAAAACAGTACGGACCTTGCGGTCCTTATTGCTACCTTCAAGGCGGCTGTTGCCGACGCCGATTTAATCGGCGACGTCCTCAACGGAGAACGTTAATTCGTTCGAGTTGCTGCGGGTGATGAATCCGCAGAACATATCAGCCCGGTTCCATGTGATTAACAAGTATGAATGCAATATTACAAACATACGCGAGCCTGCTAGCAGACATATCGGTTCTGTCTGGATTCTCTGAAATACGAGGATCTGGATTTGATCTGATGTGGGTTCTTATAGAAGCACCCAAGCTAGAAAAGCAAGTACTTGGTCATTTGGAAGGTCGAGTTCAACTCGATCTTTCATGTTTCCCTGTACGTCTTCGCCGTCTTGTGGAGAAGGCCTTAACAAGCCCACTTCACTTGAGATGGCTTAGACAGCTTTTGCTGTTCTGCTACAAAGCTGCAATTCCACATGAAACGAAAACGACCGAAAACGCGTGTCAAGCTTGGCTTGACACTAATAATGATGTTGGAAGCTTTACTGGTTTGGCTGCAAAGCAGGAACCGGTAATGCTGCAACATGTTCGCCGTCACGTTCAGTCAGTCCTATATGGATTTGACCATAAGGGAATTATTCCCTCGCATGGTCCTGGTGCAGTCACTACGAGTAAATCGAAGTGGCAGCATCGCTATCAAACTATCGATAGCATCTATGCATACTCTGATTGGTTTTACCTGCAAAACAGGTATCATCATGAGGAGTATGAGGACTTACTTGACATGGAACACATCCAAGCTAGGCTCATTGCTGTCCCTAAAGACAGTCGTGGACCGCGTTTGATTTGCGTTCATCCTGCTGAAGCCATTTGGATTCAGCAAGGTTTGCGGTTAGAACTCGAGAGATTAATCTCTCGACGCCGATCTTCACCAGGAATATGGCCGTGTGGCCGTATTCATTTTGAAGACCAATCGGTCAATGGATCCCTAGCTCTCGAATCAAGTTTGTCACGGCAATTCGCCACGATAGACTTAAAAGAGGCTAGTGATCGAGTATCAGATTGGCTTGTACAAACCCTTTTTGGGTCTTGTTACTCGCCTTTCGGATGCTGTCGTGCCCAGAAGGTTACTATTGATAACTTTGCCCCTGCAAAGGGTCAGGTTTTTGATATTAATTGCTATGCCCCGATGGGAAATGCAACTACGTTTCCTGTTCAAAGCTTAGTGTTCTGGGCTATTAGTGTGGCAGCTATGCAGATCAATGGGTTTCATCAACCCGATCTAGCATATGTGTTCGGTGATGACATTATCATTCCAACTGAAGCCTACTCGTGC